GATCGATAATGTCATTGAAGATTGCCTTGTAGGCTTTATTTAACTTCTCAACTGTTTTCGGGGTGATATCACTCGTAGGCGGCGCGTCGATACCATCTATTAATTCTATTTCAGCAAATTTTTTCAAAACCTGAAGGACACTCTCTTTTTGTTCTTCAGGCATCGTTTGCACAATAAAAGCAACAACGTTTCTCAGCGCCAGGAGTTGAGCATGAGTCACATAGTAATGATCGATCATATTTTCGTTCCTGTTCTGTTGAGCTCGGCTATTTAACAGTATAGCGGAGAAATGTTGCCCGCTACTCTGTGGCAACTTTCAATCGTGATGACTGGCAATAGCGGGACTTTTTATGCCCGGAACGGAGTATCTATGAAAGAACGAAAACTCGTAATTGAAATTGATGACAACGCCATTGATTCAGTAATCGAAAAGGTTCGCCTGCTCAAAGAAGAACTGAGAAGCCTCAGCCTGCCGATCAACATCTCTAACGCAGTGCCGGCAGCATTAAAGCCAGAAGAGGAAAGGAACACGCAGGATGCCCGAAGCGTATTCCTTAGCAACCTTGATGCCGAAATTATTCAGGCTTGGTCATCATTGACAGCGCTTTTGAATACACGTCGTGACGCGACCTCCTTCGACTAGGAGCTGCTGCTGGCTTAAGGGTGTTTAGTTCATTCACGGCCTTTGTGAATTTAACCCTCACTTTACTGGCGCTATCTGATGGCATCTCGCTGAAGAGGCAAGATATAGCGATAGATAGTACCTCGGTCTCACCTTTAAGTGATTCCAGCTCCTCGACGATTTTCTGGAAAAGTTTCTGATTATCAACAGACATAAAAGCTCCTTACTTTGCTGTGTGGAAACTCAAAGATAAGCGAGCGTTACTTTTTGTAACATCCTGATATTCGATCAGTGCCGCTAGCGTGCGGCTTCGATAATGCTCCCCACATCGCACAGAGGTAACACATGGCAGAGATCACACCTGCAGAACAGATTCGACTGAATCTGTTTTCCACCCTGAACTACGACACAGCAGCAGCAAAAGAGGCTATTGCGTTCGTTCAGGATAGCCAACTCAAATATCAGCTGTTTATCCAACAGTACAGCCGCGTAGCAACTGAATCAGAAGTGGTGGCGCGGACAATCAAAGCAGTTCAGGAGTCGACCGAAGCTCTGGCTCTGTTTGATACCATCGCAGAGCAGGCCAGCTAAGGCATTACAGCAGGCACTCGCTGAGCGCCTGTGATAATGCTCAAGGAGCGATTACGTGAACAAAGAGCCCCGTATCTATGGCAGCAAGTGGGACCGAGAGCGTCTTATCTTCCTACGTGCGCACCCCTTGTGCGTCATGTGCCAGGAGCAAAGCAGGGTGACAGCAGCAACGGTGGTTGACCACATCATCCCGCACAAACTGAAAGAGGCTTTGCGCTCTGGCGACAGCCAGGCAATAGCGAAGGCGCAAAAGCTTTTCTGGAGCCGGAAGAACTGGCAAGGGTTGTGTAAGCAGCACCACGACTCCACGAAGCAGCGAATGGAGAAGCGTGGCACCGTGATCGGATGCGATGAAAACGGGATGCCACTGGACCCAACTTCTCATTGGTTTAAGTGATAACCATTATCAATATACCTCAAAAGTGATTGTCATTTGAAATCATTAGCATTCAAATGATATCAATTCTCATCTGAGGGGGAGGGGCGGGTCAAAAGTTCAGAACCTTGAACCCAAATGACCGCCGCCAGTCCTTTTTGTGCACAACCGCGAAATGAAAAGTTTTTTTCCGGGAGGTTCCGATGGCAGGACGACGCCCGAAACCGACCCACCTCAAAGTGGTTACCGGCAACCCGGGCAAACGCAAACTTAACGACAAAGAACCATCGCCAGCGCGAGAAATACCAAGCCCTCCAGAGCACCTCACTGACTGGGGAAAGGTGGCGTGGGGGAAGCTGACCGTGCTGCTGGATGGCATGGGCATTTTAACCATTGCCGATACGCTGGCGCTCGAACGACTCTGTGATATTTACGCCGACATTCTGCAGCTTCGGCTGACTATTGCTGACGAGGGGCGAACTTACACCGTGCAGACCGAGGGCGGTTTTTTGATTAAGGCTAACCCGGCAGTAGCAATGTTGGCGGATGCTGATCGACGTTTTAAAAGTTACCTGGTTGAATTCGGTCTGACTCCGGCCGCCAGAACGAAGGTGAAAGTGGATGGTGGAGAAAAAGAAGAAGACCAGCTCAACCAGTTCTTCGGTTGATCCCGCCACGCAATATGCGCGGGATGTAGACTCCGGCAAAGAAATCGCCGGGCCTGACATCAGGAATGCCTGTAAGCGACATCTCAAAGATTTGGAATCCTGCCATGCTCGCGGGTTGGTATGGGATGTTGCAGCGGCGCAGCGAGCCATCGACTTTTTTGCCAAGGTACTGAAGCTCAACGGTGGTGAGCATGAAGGTAAACCCTTCAACCTGCTACCGTGGCAGTGCTTTATTGTAGGGTCGATATTCGGCTGGAAGAACTCGGATGGTTATCGTAGATTTCGCATGGTGTACGTTGAATCTGGTAAGGGTTCCGGCAAATCACCACTGGCTGGCGGAGTGGGGCTTTACTGTCTAACAGCAGATAAGGAGCCTCGTGCCGAGATATATGCAGCAGCAACGAAAAAAGACCAGGCCATGATCCTTTTTCGTGATGCTGTCGCGATGGTGGATCAGTCCCCTGCGTTAGCACAGCGAATAAATAAATCAGGCGGTGCCGGGAAAGAGTGGAACCTTGCATTTCTTCAGACAGGCTCATTTTTCCGGCCTATCAGTTCGGATGATGGGCAGTCAGGGCCACGCCCACACTGTGCACTGATTGACGAAATTCACGAGCACAAAAACAACCAGGTTGTGGAAATGATGCGCGCCGGGACGAAAGGTCGTCGCCAGGCGTTGATTTTCATGATCACTAACAGCGGCCACGACAAAACCAGCGTCTGCTACGACTATCACGAGTATGGGCGTAAAGTTGCCGAAGGCTCGATTGAGGATGACAGTTTCTTTTCTTTCATTTGCTCCCTGGACGAAGGAGAAGACCCATTCAAGGACGAGTCCTGCTGGAAAAAAGCAAACCCCTCTCTTGGTCATACTTTTACCGATCGCTACCTGCGTGAGCAGGTTACTCAGGCTCGGGGGATGCCGTCGAAGGAAAGCATTGTTCGGCGGTTAAACTTCTGTCAGTGGGTGGATGCCGATAACCCATGGATGAGTAGCGATGTGTGGATGGGGTGCGAAGAGGACTTTGACCTGCAGGAGCTGCAGGGAGAAGAATGTTATGGCGGCCTGGACCTTTCAGGAACTCGCGACCTTACGTCTCTGGCGCTCTTTTTCCCTAAAAAAAGAAAGCTGCTGGTGGAGTTCTGGACACCAAAAGATACTTTGCTGGATAGAGCGAAAACAGACCGCGTACCTTACGACGCATGGGAACGGGGAGGCCATATTCATACCACTCCCGGAAAGGCGGTGAAATATGGCTTTGTTGCTGAGCGCATTGCTGATCTTTCCATGTTGTTCGATATCAAGGCGATCGCCTTCGACCAGTACCGCATAAAATATCTTGAGCCGGAATTAGAGAGCGCTTCTGTATCAGTACCGCTGATACCTCACGGGCAGGGATACTACAAGGCGCAGGATTCCGGACTGTGGATGCCTCATTCCATCGAACTTTTTGAACAGATGCTCGATGATGGCGTAATCATTATTAAAACAAACCCCTGCCTCCGATGGAACGCTGCTTCCGCAGTAACCGAAGCCGACCAAAAAGAAAACCGCATATTCGCCAAGAAAAAGAGTACTGGTCGAATAGATGGTGTGGTTGCGTCGGCGATGGCAATTGGTGCTGCAGAAGGTTATGAGCCTGATGATGGCGATATAGAGGGCTTTTTTGACGATCCGATCATAGTGGGTATCTGATGGCTAAGAATAAACAGCAACCAGGGCGCGTTAAGAGCGCTCTTTTAAACTGGCTTGGTGTTCCCATAAGCCTGACGACCGGTGAATTCTGGCGGGAGTGGTACGGAACCAGCAGTAGCGGAAAAGTGGTTACCGCTGACAAAGTTATCCGGCTTTCTGCTGTCTGGGCGTGCGTAAGACTCTTAAGTGAGTCAGTTTCCACGCTTCCGCTTAAAATTTACGAGCGGCAGGCTGATGGATCGCGAAAGCTGGCCCAGAACAATCCCGCCTACCAGATATTATGCAGGCGTCCTAACCCGGAAATGACCCCTTCCCGTTTCATGTTGATGATTGTGGCCAGTATTTGCCTGCGTGGTAATGCATTTGTCGAGAAGCTATATATCGGCAGCAAATTGGTTTCGCTGGTGCCGTTACTTCCGCAGAATATGGTTGTAAAGCGACTCGATAGCGGGAAGTTACAGTATACATACACGGAAAATAGCGTTAAGCGGATCATTCCAGTAGACCGGATGATGCATATCCGCGGATTTGGTCTTGATGGTGTGTGCGGGATGATGCCGACAATGGCCGGGGTTGACGTTTTCGGCGCTGCTATGTCGGTTGATGAAGCCGCGGCAAAAATCTTCGAAAATGGCCTGCAAAGTACCGGTTTCCTGTCTTCAAAAACGGCGCTTAATAAGGAACAGCGAGAAAGATTGCGTCAAAACCTTCAGTCTTTTATTGGTTCTAAAAACGCCGGGAAACTGATGGTTCTGGAAAATGAACTGACTTACCAGAATGTCACTATGAACCCGGAGGCCGCGCAACTCCTTGAAAGCCGTTCATTCAGTATTGAGGAAATTTGTCGCTGGTTTCGTGTACCGCCATTTATGGTCGGCCATACGACAAAACAATCAAGCTGGGCTTCGAGTCTTGAAGGGATGAACATGCTGTTCCTGACTCATACCCTGCGTCCTCTGCTGGTCAATATTGAGCAGGAAATATCGCGTTGTCTTCTGAACAGTGATGAGGACTTGTTTGCTGAGTTCTCCGTTGAAGGGCTTCTGCGCGCCGATAGCGCAGGACGTGCGGCGTACTATACCAGCGCCCTGCAAAATGGCTGGATGTCGCGCAACGATGTGCGAAGGCTGGAAAATATGCCGCCAATTGAAGGCGGTGATATTTATACAGTTCAGCTCAACCTGACTCAGTTGAAGAATCTTGAAAACAGCAACCCGGCGGTTCAGGCGCTGGCTGTAAGAGAACTTCATAACCACGTATTCCCTGATATTCCTTTCGAGCAATCGCCACTTAAACAGGCTGCTTAGGAGCCAATCCCCATGACAATTAGACAACTTCCGGTTGCTCCGGCGGGGCGCCCGTGCGCGGGTGTTACCAGTGAGCCCTTGCCTTCAGCGCTTGAGCGGTGGAACGGCGGAATCAGAGCTGCAACCGATAATGACAACGCCATTTCAATTTTTGATGTCGTTGGGCGTGATTACTGGGATGAAGGCGTAACAGCAAAGCGCATTTCCGGTGCACTTCGCTCAATGAACGGCGCAGACGTTACGGTGAATATCAACTCGCCGGGTGGCGACATGTTCGAAGGTCTGGCTATTTATAACCTTCTCCGCGAATACGAAGGCCATGTAACGGTGAAGGTGCTGGGCATTGCTGCCAGTGCCGCCTCAATAATTGCGATGGCCGGGGATGATATTCAGATTGGCCGCGGTGCCTTTCTGATGATCCATAACTGCTGGTTGTACGCGATGGGAAACCGCCATGACTTCGCTGAACTGGCGCAGTCACTGGAGCCATTCGATACCGCAATGGCTGATATTTACGCGGCGCGATCCGGCCTTGATTTTGCCGCCGTTCAGAAACTAATGGACGCCGAAAGTTATATCGGTGGCAGCGATGCTGTGGCGAAGGGACTGGCAGACAGCCTGCTTTCTGCTGATGCGGTCAGCGACGGCGACGAATCACCTGCAGCTGCGCTTCGCAAACTTGATGCACTGCTGGCGAAAACAAATACCCCCCGGTCCGAGCGCCGGAAATTAATCAAAGCATTAACAGGTAACACGCCGGGCGCTGTTACCGATCCCGATGGTAAGCCGGGCGCTGCCGAAGATATCAAACCTGAAACCCTCAATTCACTTGAAAGCGCTCTTGCGGCGTTAGTCAAATAAGGACCATTTATGTCTGATGTAAACGAGATTCTGAAAAAAGTCACCGCTTCCATTGAAGAAGCAACCGGCAAATTTAACGCCAAAGCGGAAGAAGCGCTGACTGAAGCGAAAAAGAACGGCAAATTGTCGGCGGAAACCAAAGAAACCGTGGACAAAATGGCGACTGAGTTTAATGCGCTGAAAGAAGCCGAAAAGACTCTGAAGGCTGCGCTGGGCGAACTGGAGCAGCATGTTGCACAGATGCCGCTGGCAAACGCAAAACAGGTTATTGAAACTGTCGGCCAGCAGGTTATCTCTGCTGAAGCCATTAAAGTTCTGTCGTCCAGCATCGAAGGGAACAAGCGTATTTCTGTTCCTGTAAAAGCTGCGCTGATTTCCAGTGACGTTCCTGAGGGGGTTGTTGAACCACAACGACTGCCGGGTATTGATGTAGCGCCAAAGCAGCGGTTATTTATTCGCGATCTTATCGCGCCAGGCCGTACGGGTTCACCGGCCATTTTCTGGGTGCAGCAGACCGGCTTTACCAATGCTGCGGCAGTGGTACCGGAGAACACAACCAAGCCGTACAGCAATATTGAGTTCACGCCGAAAATCACTCCAGTGACAACCATCGCGCACATGTTCAAGGCATCCAAGCAGATTCTGGACGACTTCGCCCAGTTGCAGTCCATGATTGATGCGGAAATGCGTTACGGCCTTAAGTACGTCGAAGAGCAGGAGATTCTGTTTGGTGATGGCACTGGCGCTCACCTCCATGGCATCGTGCCGCAGGCCACGGCTTACAGCGCGGCATTTGCCGTTGAACAGCAGAACGGTATTGACGATCTGCGCCTGGCAATGCTTCAGGCTCAACTTGCCCGATTCCCTGCATCCGGTCACGTCCTGCACTTCATGGACTGGGCGAAAATCGAACTGACTAAAGACACCCTGGGGCGCTATATCCTGGCGAACCCGGCTGCGTTGACGGGGCCGACGCTGTGGGGGCTTCCGGTTGTCGCCACTGAAGCAGCAGCTTTCCAGGGCAAGTTCCTGACAGGTGCATTTAATGCTGCGGCACAGCTTTTCGACCGCGAAGACGCAAACGTTGTGATCTCGACGGAGAACAGCGATGACTTCGAGAAAAACATGATCTCTATTCGCTGTGAAGAGCGTCTGGCGTTAGCAGTAAAACGCCCTGAAGCATTTATTTATGGCTCCTTTACTGTGCCGGCTTCCGGCGGCCAGTAATTTTTCTGGCGGCCTCCGGGCCGCTATTTTCGGAGTAACACGATGAAACTTATCGCGGTGAAACCAATTTATTTTGGTGGGGTAGTGGTGACTGAAGGCGAGTCACTGGAGACGCTGGAACAGCATGGCCGTGAGTTGGTTCAAAAAGGTTATGCACGGCTGGTAGATGTTGATAATTCTGCGCAGCCGGAACAGCCGGAACAGCCGGAACAGCCGGAACAGCCGGAACAGCCGGAACAGCCGGAACAGCCGGAACAGCCGGAACAGCCGGAACAGCCGGAAACTGTGCCAGAGAAGAAGGCTAAAAAATAATGTTAGAACTTGAAGTGGTTAAAAAGCACTGTCGCATTGAGCCTGACTTTACCGATGACGACTCACTATTGACCCTCTACATCGGAGCTGCTTCTCGTTATGTCGAAACATGGACTCGTCGCAAAATGTATGAGTCCGAAACCAGCGAGGGGTATGCAGATGATCCTGATTCAATTCTCCCTGGCGATGATGTGAAAGCAGCGATGCTTCTGCTTATCGGTCACTGGTACGAAAACCGTGAAACGGTCTCTGTCGGTCAGGCTGCTACAGATATTCCGTTTACTGTCGAGTCGCTTCTCCAGCCTTACAAAATTTATGGTATTTAAGCGGGGGAATTATGCAGGCAGGACGATTACGGCACCGGGTCACCATCCAAAATTTCACCACCACCAGAACGCCTTCAGGCCAGCCAGTTGAAAATTGGGAAGATGGGAAAACCATCTGGGCCGAGGTTAAGGGGATAAGCGGTCGGGAGCTCTTAGCCGCTGGCGCAGAGCATGCCGATGCGACAATCCGAGTCTGGGTGCGTTTTCGCAGGGATATTTCAGCCTCATCCCGATTGAAGGTCTGTACTGGTCCGTTTAAAGGCGCAGTTCTTAACGTTACCGGGCCTCCGGTTCCGGATATAAAAGGTACCCGGCTGGAAATTCTCTGCAAACAGGGGGCCGAAAAATGATTGATGTGAATCTGGATTTTTCCGGGCTGCAGGATATCGCCCGAGATCTGCAAACCCTCAGCAAAGCCGAAAACAATAAAGTCCTTCGTGATTCCACTCGTGCCGGGGCTGAAGTTCTCCGGCAGGAGGTGATTGATCGTGCTCCCGAGCAAACCGGCAAGCTGAAGAAAAACGTTGTTGTCGTCACTCAGAAAAGCCGCCGTCGCGGTGAAATCGCTTCAGGGGTGCATATTCGCGGTGTTAATCCGCAAACGGGGAACAGCGACATCACCATGAAGGCCAGCAACAAGCGGAATGCGTTTTACTGGCGCTTCGTGGAGCTGGGGACAGCTACGGCGCCAGCACATCCGTTTGTTCGTCCGGCCTTTGATACCCGCATGGAAGAGGCTGCGCAGGTGGCGATGCAGCGGATGAATCAGGCTATTGATGAGGTGTTATCAAAATGACAGAGGATGATCTCTATGACCTGCTGTCGCCGCTGGCAGACGGGCGGGTTTATCCGTATGTGGTATCGCTGGGTAGTGACGGGCTTCCCGATGTCCCCGCGCCTTACATCATCTTCTCGATACCGACTGAAGTATCCGGGGATGTTTTCTGCGGCCAGGCAGAGTCGACACTGCGCATTCAGGTTGATGTATGGGCTGAAACGAATGACGAAGCCAGAGCGTTACGCCTGGACGCCCTGGCTCGCCTGCAGGTTCTTTCACCTGTCGAGGTGACAAAAATTCCTGGCTACGACACGACAACCCATCTTCATCGGGCAACTCTCGAAATAACGGTTATTGCCTGACAAAAACCAATCCAATCCGACCGCCGCTGGCGGTTTTTTCATTTATGGAGGCTGCGATGTCAGCACTATTTGAACGTGCCCAAAAAACGGTAGTAATGATTACCTCTGTGCCGGTCACTGCGGCAGAGCTGGATACCGCAACCTGGTTAAACCTGAGTTGCACTATCAAACAGGCAAGCTTTACCGCTGGTCAGAAAAACGATATTGACGTGACAACGCTCTGTTCGGATGAAACGGAAAATATCAACGGCCTTCCTGCTCCGTCTGAAATGTCACTTTCCGGTAACTTCTACCGCAACCCGGCGCAGGATGCACTTCGTGAAGCATATGATAACGACGGGGTTTATGGGTTTAAGGTTATTTTCCCGTCTGGTAATGGATTCCTGATGCGCGCTGAGGTACGTCAGCACACCTGGGATTCTCAAACCAACGGTGTTGTTGCTGCAACGTTCTCGCTGCGTCTGAAAGGTAAACCCACCAATATTAACGCCCCAGGAGTTCTGTCGTTTGCTACTGACCTTCCGGCGTCTCAAACGGTCGCGGCAGGAAGCGCCCTGACTATGGGCGTAGTCGTCCAGGGCGGTACGGCACCTTATACCTACGTCTGGAAAAAGGGCACCTCGACGGTCAGCGGCCAGACCAGCGCAACGTTTACGAAAGCCAGCGCTGTATCCGGTGATGCCGGGGTTTATTCCTGCGTGGTTACTGATGCCGATGGCACTGTGATCACTTCTTCTGATTGCACCGTCACCATCAATTAACGGAGCGCCGGGAGACCGGCGATAAAATTAATGTCAAAACCGAGTCTTAAAGCACTGGCACTGGCACCGATGGCGGGCTTTCGTAAAAAAGAAGTCTCCGTTCCGGAGTGGGATAACGCCAAAGTCATCATTCGTGAGCCTTCAGCAGAAGCCTGGATTCGCTGGCAGGGGATCGCCAGCCCGGAACAACCCAAACCACCGGAAGGGCAGGAAGCACCAGAGGCACCAGAACTGACCCCTTCAGAACGAGCCTTCCGCACGATGCGGGCCGACGTCACGCTTTTCATCGATATTTTGCTGGATACCGACCTGCAGCCCGTCTTTACTGTCGATGACACCGAACAGGTTGAAGCGATCTATGGCCCCGTGCATTCCCGGCTGTTGAAGCAGGCACTTGATCTCATTCGTGACGCGGATGATGCTAATGCAAAGTAAAAATGCCTGGCATGCAGTTCCTGATGGCGCTGGCGCTCCGGATGGGCCGCACGCTGGGCGAACTGCGACAAACCATGACGGTCGGCGAATTCAGGATGTGGGCTGAGTACGACCGTATCAGCCCAATCGGCGATATTCGCGGCGATATCCTCAATGCTCAGCTGGTATCTGCGGTTTACGGAGCGCAGGGCGTTAAAGTCACCATTGAAGATGCTCAGCTTCAGTGGAGCACAGAAGAGATTGAGGTAAACGACGGCGGCGATCCCTTTGCAGGCTTGGAGGCCGCTTTGCTCGCAGCATCAGCTTGAACAAACAATGATAGCTGAAGTTTTACTTATCCAATGGTAGGATTTTAGTTCTTTTCTACCTATTGGGATAAAAAATGAAAAAAATATTGGGCGTTTTATCTTTAGTAGTTTTTGCTATAGCATTTATTATTGCGTTAAGGCAACCAATATCAATTGTGTTTCTTTTTGCTGTTTTGGTTATTCCTTTAAAATATATAGATAAGATTGGCTGGGAAATTGCTTCTCTTTTGATAATTCTCGGTTCTGTTTTTGTCTTGTTTTTTGTTAACTCAATGGTCCCTTTGTGGGGGGAGAGGTATGAGAACCATGAGGAGCTAATGAGAATTAGCGAGAACGATAGGCAGAAAAGATACAACAACATGAATGTTATATCAGCAAGCAACCCTAGTGTTAAGGCTGAATTAAAAGACCCCGAATCTGCAACCTTCAAAAACCAGATCATTGGTCGTGACGGATATGTATGCGGACAAGTAAATGCTAAAAACAGCTTTGGTGCATATGCTGGGTTTAAAAGGTATGTAAGTAAAAGTGGAATAACCATTATTGATGATGGTGGAACTGAATTTTCTAAACTATGGGGCGAGATTTGTAGTTGATACATTCTTGCTAATTAAAGAAAACCGCTTAGGCGGTTTTTTTTATACCTGTGAGGATACAAATGGCAACCCTACGTGAGCTTATCATAAAGGTTTCAGCAAACTCTCAATCATTCCAGACTGAGATCGCCCGAGCTTCACGCATGGGGCAAGACTATTATAAAACCATGCAGAATGGTGGGCGCCAGGCTGCTGCCGCTGCGAAAGAAAGCCAAAAAGCTCTTTCCGATTTAACGGATGGATTTGCTTCAGCGGGTCGGGCTGCCACAGCTGCAGCTGCAGCATTTGCAACAGGAAAACTGGTTCAGATTGCAGATCAATGGAACTCAGTAAATGCACGGCTTAAACAAGCCTCAGTGTCTACGAATGATTTTACTTTATCTCAGACCCGATTAATGGCGATCAGCCAGAGTACGGGCACTGCTTTTACTGATAACGCTAATTTATTTTCACGCGCCGCAGCATCAATGCGTGAATTTGGTTACAGCTCAGATGAAGTACTCAAAATCACCGAAGCGGTATCAACAGGACTAAAGCTATCTGGTGCAAGTACAGAAGAAGCCGGTTCTGTTATTACCCAGTTTAGCCAGGCGCTTGCTCAGGGTGTTTTGCGTGGCGAAGAGTTTAACGCGGTTAACGAAGCTGGGGATCGTGTCATCCGTGCCCTGGCTGCTGGTATGGGGGTTGCCCGAAAAGATCTTAAAGCGATGGCTGACCAGGGGCAACTCACGATTGATAAAGTCGTACCAGCATTAATCAGCCAGTTAGGTGTGTTACAGGGGGAGTTTTCCTCGTTACCGCCGACAGTGTCCGGCTCAATGCAAAAAGTCACTAACTCGTTTATGGCATGGGTCGGTGGGGTAAACCAGGCGACTGGTGCAACAGACGCACTTTCTGGCGGTCTTGATGGGCTGGCAGGTACGCTGGATTCACTTACATCTTCTGCTGTCAGCGGGGCCCTCAGTGACGTAGCAGATAATATGTCACTGGTTACCACCGCTGCAGGTGGTCTGGTTGGGATTGGATTAGCACGGTATCTTGGCGGGATTGTTACCAGCGCAAGCAGTGCTACTGGCGCACTTATCTCAGCGGCAAAATCTGAGGTAGCTCTTGCAGTCGCTCAGGAAAAAGCCGCGCAATCTTCTGTTGCCGCTTCCCGCGCCGCCGTTTACCGCGCCCAGCAAGCCCTTCAGAGTGCTAAAAGTGCAGATGTTCAGGCTGCACAACAGGAGAGGGTTGCGGCCGCAGAAGCTAAGGTTACTGCTGCGCAAGGTCGATTGACCACAGCTCTCTCCACCGGAACAGCTACAGAAAAAGTACGAGCACGAACAGCTCTGGAGCGGGCTCAGGCGGGGCTTGTAGCTGCAAAAAATGCCGATGCACAGGCTATTGCAGAAAGAAAACTTGCCGCAGCACAAGCGGCGCTTAACCGTAATATTTCAGGCAGGATTTCTGCTCAAAATAACCTTAACAGCGTTACCTCTGTCGGCACCCGGTTAATGAGCGGGGCTCTTGGGCTGGTCGGCGGTATACCCGGGTTAGTTATGCTGGGTGCTGGCGCATGGTACGCTATGTATCAAAGCCAGGAACAAGCAAGAAAATCAGCTCAGGAGTATGCCAGCCAAATAGATCAAATCAGAGAAAAAACCTCCTCAATGACCCTGCCTGAGGTCGATAGTAATCGCAGATTATCGGTTGAGGCGATGCAGGAACAAAAGCGCCTAATCGAAGAACAAGAAAGGAGCGTTAAAAGTCTTAACGGACAAATAAAGGATTTAAATGAAAGTAGAAGCAAGCCAGGTATTACTCAAGAAAATGAATTGAATATTACAAAGGCTATCGCAATTCTTACCGAACAGGTTGTCGTAGAAGAAGACAAACTACGGCAGATGCGAGAAAAGGCAAGTGATATACTAAAGGCACAGGAGGAACAAGAAAGAAGAAGAAACGATCTTATAAAAGAAAGAGCATGGCGGCAAAATTCTGAATACCAGAACCTTGTAATGATGACTGGTAAGTATTCCGAAGTTAACCGTTTACTTGGATTGGGGAATCAGCTTTTAATGGAAAGGCAAGGGCTGGTTAACGTGCCAATGCGAATGCCTCAGGCTGATTTAACATCACAGCAAGCCAATGCTCTGGAAAAAAGCCGTCAGGACCTTGAACTATCAAAGCTTAAAGGAGAAGCAAGGGAGAGAGCCCGGTTAGGTTATGCCGCTGACGAATTAGGGCTCAAGGATGAACCTCAGTTTAAAACTAACCGCGATCTGTATATTAATCAGGGGTTGGCGAAATGGCGAAATGATGAATCCAATAAACCCACCCGGAAAGCGCCAAAAAGCGAAGAGGTTAAAGCGGCTGAAAAGACAGAAGACGTTTACAAGCGCCTTATTAAACAGCAGCAGGAACAAATTGCCCTGGGAAGCCAGAATACCGAACTGGCTAAAATGAAATATCAGGTGACGCAGGGGGAGCTAGCCTCTCTTGAGCAAGCCAAAAAAGAAATAATCCTGCAAAATGCTGCACTAATCGATCAGAAAAACATTGCTGAACAGTTGCAAACGTTCCGTGATGGGCTGGCTGACAGTAATGCCGCTGCGCGTGACCGGGGGAATATAGATTTTCTTGGCGCCGGGATGGGAGATAAAGCCCGCGACCGCATGAAGGAAATGGCGGATATTCGCACTGACTTCCGTAAGCAGCAGGATGAGCTTCAGCGTGACTTTAACAAGAAGCAAATTTCTGAAGACCAGTACAAACAGCAAACGGAAGCGCTGCAGGCGGCGCTTGCTGAACGGTTAGCGATTCAGGAGGACTACTACAAAAAGACCGATGAACAGCAGTCAGACTGGCGCACGGGGATCAGCGATTCCCTGATGAATTATGCCGATCAGGCTTCTGATCTGAGCTCAATGGCTGCCACTGCAACCAGCGAGATTCTGGATGCCACCACTAACTCTATCTCCAACAACCTGACAAACGTCCTGACAGGCGCTGCTTCGTTTAAAGATGGGATGTCGAATATTTTTTCTTCCCTGGGCGAAACGGTGATTAAGACGCTGATCCAGATGGCAACACAGGCGTTGATCACTAAAGCGATTATGGCGTCATTTGGCGGCGGAGCGGGTGGGTTGTTCGGTAGTCTTTTTGGCGGTGCCAGCGGTGCGGCAAGTAGTGGTACCGCTATTCAAAGCGCGGGAGCTAATTTTTCATTTAACGCTCTCGGAGGCGTTTACGATTCTCCGTCACTTTCTGCCTACAGCAATGGTGTTTACAGCACTCCCCAATATTTTGCGTTTGCGAAAGGTGCGGGTGTATTCGGCGAGGCCGGGCCGGAAGCCATCATGCCGCTTACCCGTGGTGCTGATGGTTCGCTGGGGGTTCGTGCTGTAGGTCGTGAGTCCCCTGCGGTACAGAACGCAGCAAGTCAGATTCAGGCGCAGCCACGGATAGCTGTTAGCGTGGACGCACGAAGCACGTTCACCGGCAAACCGGATGACATAACGATGCAGGCCGTTGAGCGAAGAAATAATGCTCTTGAACAGCGGATTATTAACTCTCTAACCGCCGAGATAGATAACCCACAGAAGAAATTCGGTCGGGCTATTTATTCAAATCTCCAATCCAAAAAACCAAGATAGACCTGCCCGGAGGGAATATTCATGGCAGATATTTTCTACCCGGACGAATACCTGCCCATGCCGCTTATGGACGGGTACGGGTTTAAGCCCATATCACCTTTACTGCGAACGGAGATGACGTCCGGTCGCGCTCAACAACGAAGGCGATATACCTCAACACCCACCCAGGCATCAGTTAAATGGATTTTTAAAACTGATGCTCTGGCGCAGGTGTTTGAGGCGTTTTTCAGGGATGCGCTTAAAGATGGCCAGTCCTGGTTCTATCTGAAACTCCAGACTCCCATCGGGGTAAAGCCCTATAAAGCCAGGTTCGTGGATATTTACGAAGGGCCGACGCTGGTCGCGCCAAAATACTGGCAGTACAGCGCAACGCTGGAATTATGGGAACGCCCGCTACCGCCTTCTGGCTGGGGGAATTACCCGGAATGGCTGGCGGGCCAGTCGTTACTGGATATTGCGCTAAACAGAGAGTGGCCGAAGCATGACAATTCTTGAGCGGCTATATGCCAGCAGCGGATCGGAGGTTATTCACGATACGCTGCAGATATCAGCAGGCGATGATAACTACTGGCTAACCAGTGGCTGGGATGACGTTTCAGTGACGCTGGAAAATGGTCAGCCGGTGACGTTTGATGCCAGCGCGATAGATATCGCCTTACCAGCCAGGAACGCCGATGGGACACAGGATTTAAAGTTTGCTATCAGCAATATTGACGGACGGGTTTCAGAGGCGATCGATAAAATTCTGGATGAAATGAAATCAGCCACGCTGACATTCCGGCGGTACATTTCATCCGATCTGTCTGCTCCGGCATCATCACCGTATACGCTCGATATCAAATCCGGCTCCTGGACCCCGACAGCAGTTCAGGTCACGGCAGGCTATATGAATGTCCTCAAAACAGCCTGGCCCCGTAAACGTTACAACCTCGCCGAGCATCCGGGCTTACGTTACTAATCTGAGGCAAATATGTTTAACCCTGATAAATACCGTTCAGTCACCTGGCTGAAGGGCGGGCGCGTATATCCGCAGCTCGACTGTTTCGGCATTGTAAATGAGATACGTCGCGACCTGGGGCTACCTGAATGGCCGGATTTTGCAGGTGTGACCAAAGACGGCGGGGGCCTCGACCGGGAAGCGAGAAAGCTGATGCTTTCGCTGAAACGTTGTGAACCCTGTGAAGGTGCCGGAGTGGCCTGCTATTCGGGCTCAACAGTTTCCCATGTCGGGATCGTTATAATGCTCGATAACCAGCTGCAGGTCGCGGAATGTAATCCAGGCTCGGGGGTTACGTTTCTGCCACTGTCGAGATTTATCCGTCGCTTTAACCGCGTGGAGTTCTGGCAATGACGATAAAGTTTTACCCGTCCCGGCTACCGGGTGAACCCCTTGAAACGCACGAGCATGGTGTGCTGACGCTGCATGAGTGGATGAGCAGAAATGTCCCGAGCTATTCACAGGATAAAACTCATCCTGTCGTGATCGAGCTGAACGGCCAGGCAGTCCCCCCGGCGGAATGGCCGTTATGTTTGTTGCGGCCAGACAGTGACGTGCGGATATATCCCATTCCGTATGGCACGGGCCTTGAAATTGCCGCGTGGGTTTCGGTGGCCGTATCCATTGCTTCTACGGCCTATGCATTATTCTTTGCCCCAAAACCAGAGCTGGGCGGCTTTTCATCCAGTAACGCTTCATCGCTGGATCTGAACCCGGCTAAAGCTAATACAGCGAAGCTTGGCGATCCCGTTAGGGAGGCTTTTGGGCGAAACCGGATTTACCCGGATTACCTGGTGCAGCCGGTAACGCGATTCGACCCCGCGGATCCCACCAGAATGACGGTAGAAATGTTTGTCTGCCTTGGATATGGGCGTTTCTCCTATACCGGTGGAGATTTTCTGGTAGGAGAAACTCCGGCGTTGACCTTAGGCGAGGGCTTTTCATATACCAGCTATGGGCCCGGCGATAATGTGGCCGGGGATCGTCGCAGCGAGATATGGTTCAACTCAACGGAAGTTGGGGGAACGTCGAGCGGCAGCGGCCTCGATATGGCTCAGACTGCCCCTGAAGCCAGTGATATCGTTGCAGATGCCATGACCGTCAGCGGTGCCTCTGTCTCGTTTTCTGGCCTCGATGTAGATGATGATAATGATGAAGACGAGGATGAGAACAAACTTCCTCCTGGCTGGATCGCCGGTGCAATTGTCACCCTGAAAGCGCCAGTGAATTATCAGGTATCCATCGAGGGCGGTTTTAACGTTCTGACAGGCGACGTCGTGTCAGAGATTGCGCCATTCAGCGGAATGCCTGTCACCCTAACGTTTAACGGTACTGACTATGACCTGCAGATCGCCACGTATACCCCTCACCAGGACGCCGTTCCGGGAACAGGGGGAGCGACTGCGGTATTACGCGCCAGTGCCTCGCCGTCAACGTATGATTTTACGACAACCAGCCAGACCTTTGCTCTGACCTGGCAGGGTATCACCTATACCATATCTCTGGTCGCCAACTACGGCACAATGTCTGGCTTGCTCGCAGCGATTAACGGCGGGTTGAATGGTTCTGGGCTCATTGCTCAGGATGATGGCGGCGTGATACGTATCGTGGAGATCTCCAGCCCCTGGCGTGGCGGTTCCATTACGTCATCATTCCTGCCTGCGTCAGTATTTGGCGACAGCCCGGTATTTACAGCTGGTACAGCATCCAGCGGCGGAAGCCCTGCGGTAACAGCCAGCGTGACGCTGGCATACGATTCTGGCACTGCCTTTTCCGGATTGCCGGAAGGCACTCAGCGGATTTCCCTGGCGCACCGTGGAAACGAATACCAGATAGCGTCTACTGATGGTCCCTCTGCGACCGTACAGCGTGTGGTTAACGGTGTCGTTGACAGCACCTGGTCAGGCTTTATGACCCGTACCGTCGTGGATTTTGCCGCGTCTGGTATTAACGATAATGAAACCTGGCTCGGCCCCTTTCTGGCCTGCCCGCAAAATGAAGTTGTGGATGCCTTCGAGGTCAACTTTGCTTTCCCAAACGGAATTTGCGGGTTCCAGAACAACGGGAATAAGCGGGTCCGCCATGTCGAGTATGAAATCCAGTATCGCGTTTATGGTTCCGGATCAGGGTGGACGAGTAAGCCAGGGGTTTACGCGCTTAAAAACATTAATGGCCTCGGTTTTACAGAGCGTTTTGATCTGTCCTCTCCCGGGCTGGTGGAGGTTCGATGCCGCCGCCGTAACGAGCAGGGGAGCAACAACGCGAGAGACAGCATGTTCTGGCAGGCGCTCAGAGGTCGTTTGCTTTCCCGTCCGACCTCCTACGCAGGGATATCAACAATAGGGATCACGGTTGAAACCGGCGGCCAGCTGGCGGCGCAGTCAGACAAGCGTGTGAGTGTTGTCGCCACACGAAATTATGATGGCGGTGGTGACAGGACAATCAGCGGTGCGTTCCTGCATCTTGCCCGCAGTCTGGGATATCGCGACGACCAGATCGACATTGCGGCGCTCAGTACGCTGGAGGCTACCTACTGGACGCCAAGGGGAGAATATTTTGATCACCAGGCAAGCAGTGACAGCACGTCAGCAAAGGATATTTTCGACAAAATAGCCGAGGCTGGCATGGGGTATTTTCTGCTGTCTGACGGGTTGCTTTCTGTCGGGAGAGAGGGCGTCAAAAGCTGGACAGGGATCATTACTCCTCAGGATACCGTGGAGGAAATGCAGACGTCATTCAGGGTCCCGTCGGAGGATGATTTTGATGGCGTGGATGTGAAATATATCAACCCTGTGACCTGGGCGGAGGAAACCGTACAGTGCCGGACGCCGGAAAATCCTTTTCCGCGCAAAACTGAGGCATACACCATTGATGTTGCCATGACTGCAGATCGCGCCTGGCGTATCGGGATGCGTCGGTTAATGAAATATCTCCACCAACGCCGAACGTATACGGCTACGACTTCGATGCTGGGATGGTGTCATGACTTCGGTGATCACATCATTTTGTCCGACGACATTCCAACCGGGAAAACCCAAAGTTGCCTGATTGACGCGATGATTTACGACTTCCAGGAAATTACGCTGCACGTCACGGAGCCACTGGACTGGAGCTACGCAAATCCTCGCTGCTGGATACAGTTTCAGGACGGTCGACCATCATCGCGAATGCTCACGCCGCAACGGGTAGATGATTTCACGCTGACGGTGCCGTACAACGACGACCTGCATCCGGATGATTGGATAATGGATGACCCAGATATTGATCCGCCGAAGTTATTGTTCTGCGACAGTGAAAAGGGTGCGCGGCATGGGATAGTCCAGGAGGTTGCCCCATCGGGTGACAGCAACTGTCAGATTACTGCACCTGAATATAAAGAAATTTTCTACCAGTACGACGACGCTACATACCCCGGCGACGTCGCTTAATACCAAAAAATCCCTTTCAACTTTTCTTTCGCTCAAACCCTCGTTTGCGCGAAGCCTCTTTTTGGAGCAAAAAACATGACCTTTAACCCGGAGCTGGGGAGCACGTCTCCCGCTGTGCTGCTCGATAATGCCGAGCGCCTGGATAAGCTGGTCAATGGGCCCGCCGCAGATGTTCCAGACCGTGGCGGTGATCCTCTTTATTCATGGCGCCAGATGATGGCGAAAAACGATGAGGTCAGGCAGAACCTGATTCCTCTCAGTAAGCAATATATGACGCTGGCAGCGGCGCAGGCGGATATCGCGAATATCCCCGAGGGGAGCACCACGTATTACCGCAGCCCGGACGACAGCGCGCTCGCAATCGAGGTGATAAATGTTGGCGGGACGCTGCAGCCTACCGGGCGAAAAATGCCTTCTCAGCAGGATGTAGACCAGATCAGGCAACAGATTAACTACGACGCTGTGCAGATCCTTAAAAGCGCCTATGACGAAGATGGCAATGTTTATCTTCTTCTCGATGAGTTTGGTGAGCTTTTTATTGCGAACCTCGGTCCGGTTTCAGTTCAGGAAAAGTTCAGAAAGCTGGATGCGCTAATTCATAAAGACCGCGCTGCTAACCTGCATGAGTTTCCGGACAAAAATGCAAACGTACCCGCTTTTATTGATGAACTGGGTGATTTGTATATCGCTGGCCTGGGCCCCTTTTCTGTTGCACAAAAAATCAGAGCCATCGAATCTTCAATTGTTAATAACGATGAACATGACATAACGCACCAGTACGATTTCAACGGGCGTCTGATTTCCTTTCAGGATGCTTTTGGGGAGGTGTTTATCCCCGGTCTTGATAAATCAGTTCAGGAGTCGATAAAGGGGATCAGGGAGAACTACCAGCGCGACCGTGCGCCGCATATTCGCCGCCTGACGGATGCGCAGAACCGGGCGCTTGAATTTACTGATGAGGATGGAAGTTATTATCTGAAGGGGTTTGGTGGAAAATCGCTGGAGGAACATTTTAACTCGCTCAAAAAGCGCGTTAACACGCTGTATAAGGCGAAAGCGATTTTTGATGCCTGGCTGGACTTTGGTATTGACTGGAACGGTAACGAATCTGTCTCCCTGCAGCTGCAGACCGCAGTCAACTATGTAAGCAAGTTGCCATATGGTGGCGAAATCGTTTTGCGCCCTGGTGTATATCGCCTGCATACCTATATCACTGCGAAACCTAACGTGACGATCCGCTGCGTTCCAGGCGCGGTATTCATGCCGATGCTGGCAAATGCCGCGTTTTATTACCGTTCGCCGCAGGAAATCTACCTCGAAAACTTTAACCTGATTGATGTCGAGATTGACGGGTCGGAACAACACTCGCCATCCTATGACGTGGGGGCAAAAGGCACATACCTGCAGTATTTCCGTCAGTGTATGTTCCTGCGCTGTAACGTTCACGACACCGGGGCCACCGGCATCGGGAATGATTATCCTGACAGGTCTTTTGTTCTCGACTGCCAGACGGATAACTGCGGACGCCTGGCACCTGACGGCAGCGGCGGTGCTTCCGGAATCGGGATCGGCCTGGGTGCCATGCAGGACGAAGCCCTGATAGTGGCGCGTACCATTAACCGCAACAGCAAAAACTTCGGCATTTTCTTTGAGCAGCAGCGCCTGTCAGGGCCCGGTCAGCCTTACGTCTCCCGGCAGATTATCGTATCCGATGCCGTGTGTACCGGAAACGGGCATGGGTTTGGCGACTGTGGCGCATCCGGACTGGTGGTGGTCAACGGCCAGTTCAATGACAACCTCAAAACCGGTATCAGCATTGACGCAGGGACGCTGGCTAACAACGGTATCGCTCCCCGACCGGGTAAGAACGGGCTGATGCTGAACTGTCAGGCTGAGCGTAACGGGGTGACCGGGCTCCATTATGACTCGACCAAAATACAGGCCGATGGCGGCTATTCATTCTCTGACCTGCATATCAACGATAACGCCCAGGATGCGATTTTAATTGAGGCTGGCGATAACGCCCTGGCGGATATTCGTTTCGACAATATGGACATCAAAAATAACGGTCGTTATCCGGTGAATGTTGCCAGCGGCGTATTTACCGACCTCGACTTCACGAATCTTCGCATGCTGCGAAATGGCGGCGATACCGCGTTTAAGCTGGACGGCAATATCACGCGGGGCTCGATTCATGGCTGTAAGCTGCGTTCGCAGAATGGCGCTGCAGCGATTACCGGCGCAGGGACTATCAGCCATTTCGACATCGCCGAAAACCAGTACACCGATACCAACAGCAACCCCATCAATCTCACCAGCACACTGACTAACGTCACCTACGGCCGCAACCCAGGACTGGAGTAATTATGTCTTTAAAAACCGTATCCAATATGATTTATCAGGGTGATATCGCTGACCTGCCGCCGCTGACGGCTCCGATGCCGCGAGGGGGAGTTTACTATGCCGACCTGGTGAACAGCCTCTTTGTCAGCAAGCCGGATTCGAATTTCTCGAAGAACCGTAATTACGCCACGGCCCTCTCTTTCACCCGTACCACGCTGGCATCCTTCATCAGTGCCGCAGGGAATCTCGAATATGCGGCCATCAATACACCACGTATCGATCGCCATCCGGCGACCAGAAAGATTCTTGGTATGCGGGTGGAGAACTCGGCGACGAACTATGCACTGAGTGCGCTCGATCAGACCGCCGCGAACTATGTGCCGTCGGGCCTGACGGTATCGGCGCCAGCTGCCGGGTGGTGTACCCTGACCGAAAGCACGATGAATGAAGCGCATGTGCTCATGGATAACCAGAGCACGATTGATCCAACCCTGTATAACGTGGTGTCCCTGTTTGCTAAAACCGGGTCAGCACAATACCTGCAGATTCAGGTTTTAGGCGCCGGGGCTCAGGCGTTCGCTAACTTTGACGTACGCAATCAGAAGGTCACCAAAATGGGCCGTCTTGCCGTCAGAGCCAACATCTTTCAGGGATTCAATGAGAGCGCCCGGTGTGTGTTGTGT